TGGCTTTGTTTCTTTAGCGATAGCATAGTTCGCTTCAATAAGCCTACCAGCTTCCGCTTCATCTACTTCATAATACACAAAGTTGCCATTTGCATCTTTTTCATTGGCTGTGTAGCAAAAATATACACCTGCCAACGAAACTGTGTATCTGACTAACATTATGCGTTAGCCATATACTTGATTGCTTCAGCTTGAGTTACAAGTGAATCAAATCTTTTACCTACTCTCCATCCTACTTGACCTGTGCCTGAGTAAAGTTCATCTAAACGCTTGATTTCGATACCAGCTCTATCTCCGATTGTGAAGTATTTAAAATCTCCAAATGCTATAAACTTATTGCCAGTTCCAATAGAAGGCATTTTCTCGTTAATACGAATTGGTTTTCCATCAAAGATATTCGGTGCTCCAACTTGTAAAGACGGTTGCCATAAGTAATCGCCTGCTGTGTTTTTCAACTTGCGGATTGCTAACTCAGTTGCAGAGTTCATAACGAAACTTGCATTTGCACGATAAGGTGCTTTCAATGAATACTCAAGGTCAAGAACTTCATCAAGTGTTACTGCTGTTGCTGATGTCGTAGTTTTACCTAGTGAGCCGCCAACTAAAATACCTGTTGGTTGAGATGAACCAGTACCAGTTGTGAAATATGTCTCTTCAGTATCTGCAATACCCTCGACAATCAATGTAGTTAAGTAAGATTGAATATCTAAGAATGAATCTTGTAGTAACTCATCAGAAGCTTTGATAATACCACCGAGCTTGTAAGCACCAAGAACTTTTTGTGCAAACGATGTATCAGTAGCACCGAAAGTACCATTTTCTGCAATTAGAGCAAACGATGGACGACCATCGCCAAGCGGAATGTTTGTTGTAGATGATGTAGAAATTACATTTGCCATCTGACGCATAACACTTGCATCAAGGAGTTTCTTGATTACTGTTGTTAGATATGCAGTCGGAACTGTATATCCACCTTCGGAGCCTGTACCTGTGTTGAGAATAGCTCTTGTTTGAGCATCCATATTCGCAAGTGGCATACGCATAAATTTCTCAAACGCATCTGAGTATCTTTTTGCTTTTTCAACTGCATCATTTTCAAAACGAGTTGTTGGATTTTCAATTGCTGGAGTATCACGAATTACACTCATAGCATCTTCTAATTGAGACATTTTTAATGCTCTAGTGATTGATGACTCAACATCGCCTAATTCTGCTTCTATTCTGTCCCATTTTTCTTGAGAGAAAGTTTCAGCATCATTTACTGAGCGCATATCGTGTACTAATTTGAGCTTACGCTCTTGCAAATCATTCAGTTTTGACATTTTTTTTCCTTGTGTTTTAATTTTTATCTTAAAGCTTTTCAGCTAACCAAATTTTGCGATTTCTATGCTCTGTTAAACACTTTGCATTTTCTTCATTTGATGTAACCTCCTGTTCAAGATGTTGTTGTACTTCTCTGCCTACTTTTGCTTTACTATCAAAGCCTTTCCAAACTGCCGATAGTTCGTGAATATCAAAACGAGTAACTAATACTTCATCAGGCTGTCCATCTCGCTTAGTAACAACTACATCTTTAATGCCATAGCCAATGGATACATCTGTGAGGATACGCTCTTTAAACTTGTTGTAAATTCTCTGTGAAGCTTCATCGCTACCAAAATAAACATCAGCTTTAATCTGTCCATTCTCAACTCTTTTGTTTTCAACTCTACCGATAGCATTATCTACACTCATAATATGGTCTTTGAACATAGTGTTAAGTGAATCCATATTTCCACCATTAACATCTAAACGCTCTTCGTAAATCTCATCTTCCCACCAATCGTATCGTAGTCCTGCATTGTCGTTTGATACTATAATGAAAGGTATCATTCTTTTTTCATCATCTATAACACTAATATCTGCAACTGCTCTGTTGTGAATAGTTCCTAAATTATTAAAATCAGACGATTTGCGTGTTTGTATTGACATTATCAATTCCTTTTTCTATGTTTTCTAAAGTGTTATATGAAGTCTGCATAATCAACTTATCTCCTGACATTGAATCAGTAGGTAAATTCTCTTTTTGTCTCACTTCATTCGGCTTCATAAATCCACCTTTGATAGCTGTGTCATATCCTGTCATTCTGCTGGAGAAGTCGCCTCTTAGTAGTGCATCAAAGTTAATTTCAGCGTAGTATTCTTGTTGCTCACTATCTGATAATAGTTGAGAGAATATAGCACTCTCTATCTTTGTAGCTACAGGCATAAGGCAATATTTTACATGCTCTAAAGATAGGTGTTCAATATTGCTAAATGTTGCTTTTTCTAGGTCGTTAATTAAGTGCGGAGATACCCTAAAAATAGCAGCTATTTCGCTTTTTTGGTAGCGTCTAGTTTCCAAAAATTGAGAGTCGTTGTTAGAAATTGTTATCGGTTGCCACTTCATACCGCCTTCAAGGATAATCGGCTTTTTAGAATTCGCTAACCCTTGATACTTTTCTCCAAACTGCGTGCGTAATCGCTCCATAGATTCTGTAGTTTTAAACTCGCCCTCTGTGGATAGAATACCGCTGCCATTTGCACCGTTAGCAAAGAACTTAGTACCAAATGTTTCCGTTTGGATAGATAGCCCGATACTCTTTGCATTTTGAGCGATAGGAGTGACACCAACTATGCCATTCGAAGATGGAAGTCCTACAACTCTAAAGATGTTCTTATCACTATACTCTTTGACATTGCCATCAAGGGTGGTGTACGAGTATTTAATAGCAGGAACATTCTTTGAATTTACACTTAGAGAAATAGTCATATTATCTGATATTAGTGGATATAAAGCTACTATTCGACCTGCGTTATCTCTGATAATTTGTGAGTAGTGAGTGCCTCTAAGTTCTAAATCTTGCACCACCATTTCTCGCCATACGATAGAAGACATAAGCGGATTTACTTGTGAGTTTAGAATCTTGAATAAGTTGTGCTTTGTAGCTTTTTCACGACCTAATTCAGTACGTTTATAGAGGTTCAGTGGTACGCTAGATATACCTTGTGATTTTACATTCACACACGCATATACGGTTGTATGTTGCATAGCTGTTGTAGTGTTTACTGTTACATCTACACCATTTGCGCCGAAAATAGATAATGCTTGTTTAGATGATAGTGTTTGTACTAATTCTCGTGTTTGTGCTAATCCATCAAAGAAACTCATTCAGAAGCCTTCTTTGTAGGTATTAGTTTATAGATGATTGTGTAGATTAAAAGCAATGGGATTATAAATAGAGTAGCACCTACATAAATACGACCTAGTAAGTCGTTTAATATGTATATGCCGATAGATGAGGTTAGCAATGATACTAAAACTATTGCATAAAATACAATCACATTTTTAATGTTTTGGTTCATAAGGTAATTCCGTCATCTAAAAAGTTGAGTGTTTAAATCCTCGTTACATAATTATATCATAGTTTTCTATAAATCAAATAATCCTTTGTTCTCATAAACTGAGGTTTTATCCTCTTCTTGCTCTTGTATGTCTTTCATAGCTATGCCTAAAGCCATAGCAAGAGCTACTATTCCATCTACTTTTTCAATAGATGTACTTTTGTCTATCTTGATATTGTCAGATGGGTCTCTTCTAAGCACGACATTAGAACACATCCAATTCATAACAGGATTGTTAAAGTGATTTAGCTTTTGTTGAAGTGCTAAAACCTCTATTTGCTTAGTTGGCGCTGACATAGAAGCGAATCCTTGACCAAATGGTAGCAACTCTGTAACTTCATCATCTGTGAGCCTTCTTATGAGGTCTGAACTATTCCATCTGTCATAAGCTACCATTTTTAAATCAAAAAACTCTGCAAGTCGCTTAATTTTGTTTTCTATGTATTGATAATCTACAATATTGCCTTTAGAAACTTGAATATATCCTTGTTTTACCCAATCGTAGTATGGAACTTTGTCTCTGCGTACACGCTCTAACATATTGTCTTTAGGTATCCAAAAAAACGGTAAAACTTCATAACCACCGTTTCCGTCTTCAAATATCAATACAAGAGCTGTAATATCAGTTGAACTTGCTAAGTCTAATCCACCGTAACACTTTTTGCCTATGAGTGATTTCAGTTTTGAGTAGGTTAAGGCGGTTTGGTTTGCAGTCCAAGTGGAGTTGTTTATCCAAACATTAGCCTTATCTACGAATGTATTAAGATGTTTAACTTTAAAAGATATTAAAGATTGTTCTGATTGCTCTGCTTGTAAAACTTTATTCTTCATATATGAAGCTGTTGGCGAAATTGGATAATTAGGATTTGATTTTCTCCACACCTCTTCTTTTTTCCAAAAGTTAGGGTCTTCTAAGTCCGCTTCGTCTGGCTCGAACATAACTTGGTAAAATGAGTCGTCTTTTATTATACCGCTCTTTATTTTTTTAGCATATTGATAGATTTGAGTATAGAAGAACCCTTGCAGGTTGTATCCAGCTGTACTCATTATAATTTGTAGCGGTTGAGTTCGTCCAGCCATACCATCGGTCACAATCTGATATAAATCTTTGTTCGCATAAGAGTGTGGTTCATCAATTAAAGCTAAAGATACATTTAACCCATCTTTGGAATCAGCGGTGCTTGATAATGCTATATACTCATCTATGAACGCACCGTTATATTTGGACACACGAGGCGGCTGAATTGTAGTCTTAACCATTTCTTCAAGCTCAGGTGTTTGTTTTATCATAGTAGTAAACGCCTTGTGAAGAATCTTAGCCTGCTCTAAGTCACTTGCCATAGAATAGCACTCTTTAGCTTTCTCATCATCCAAAAAGAAGTACAGAAGTGTTAATAAAGCTCCTAACTGGCTTTTTCCTCCTTTTTTAGCCATAAAAAATAATACAGTCTGATATCTTCTTAACCCTTTAAATTCGCCTGATAAATGTTTAGTACCAAAAATATCTACAATAGCTTTTATTTGAAAATCCATAAACTGAAAGTTTTTACCTGCTAACTCTCCTGCTGTGTGCTTTATCAAACTAGCGAACTTTATATAGCTGTATGATAATTGCTTGTCAATATAATAGTTTGGCTCATTTTTTTCTAAGAATTTAGATTGTTCTATTATGTACTGTTTAGCAATATCCCAAAATATTTGAGGCTCTTTAATTTCCATTATAATAGCTTCCCTATTGAATTTGCAAAAATAATTGGGTCTTTTGCATTTTTAGTAAGATTACATTTATCACACGATACAACTAAATTACTTAGCGTATGCTCTCCACCTTTAGATAAAGGAGTATAGTGGTCTATCTGAATTTTCTTACCCTTCAAAGAAGTATTGCACCAATAACAATTTTTTGAATTTTGTTGTAGCTCTAAAAGTTGTTTAGATGTAATATCTCCTTTTTTTTCAATAGCTCTTCTTTTATGCTCACTATTTTTACTACAAGCTTTTGCTATAGGTGTTTTTCTCCACTCTTTTTGATACTTTTTTATTTTATCTTTATTTAACATTGAATATTCTTTTTTTTGTTTTAAAAGATATTCTCTATTTTTTTGATACCATTGCTTTTTGCTATTGTTTATGGTTTCTTTATTTTCTTGAAAATATTTTTTTCTGTCTTCTAAAATTTGTTCTCTAAATTTAATATATTTTTTCTTATCTTGATTTTGCATATGTTCAAGATTATTTGTTCTAAACTCTCTTCTCTTTTTGTTTATTGATTCCCTATTTTCGTCTGTATATTTTCCTACTCTCTCTAAAACATTTTCTCTATTTTTTTCATAATATTCTTTTCTCTGCTGTAGTATTATTTCTTTATTATCTTGATATTTTTTTTGCCTATATTCTCTTATTGCATCTTTGTTATCTGCTCTGCTTTTTTTATCTCTTTCACTATTGCATTGTCTGCAATAATAAGATAAACCATCTTTTGATGTCTTATTGTTACTGAAAAAAGATAATTCTTTTTCAACTTTACATTTATTGCATATTTTTGTTTGTGTGATTGTTTCTGACATTTTAAGCACCCCTGCTTATAATTTTAGTAGAGAGACAGCAGGGGTTGTGTATCTCCCTACTAAACTCATAACATCATAATTATACACTAAAACTCTTCCTTCTGAGATAAAATATCCATAATAGATGCCTTTCTCTCTTGTTTAACTTCGATACCAATACGAGAGCGGACACCAATTCCTAATATAGCCGCAATCTTTGTCATCTGGCTTAGGCAGTCCTTAGCCACTATGAAATATGGATGCAATTTCAACACCCCGAATTGGTCGGTAATAGTATCATCTTCCAGTCCACTAGCAGCAGTTGCAAAGATATACTTCTGATAACTAATTGCATACGATAAAAC